ATGATTGCCCGGACCGAGACCCACACCGCAGCCAACTACAGCACCCGGTACATGGCGGTGGATTTGGGCGGCAATGAGAAGCAGTGGATGAACGCCGGCGACAAACGGGTGCGGAACAGCCACCGGCATGTCAGCACGGACTGGATTCCTGTGGCGGAGAAATTCAATGTCGGTGGGGAGCCGATGGACTACCCTGGGGAATCCGGACGAAGCAGCGCCAATGTGGTGAACTGCAGGTGTACGGCGCTGTACAGAAATGCGAGGAACGCATGAAGAAAATCAAAAAGATGTTGAAGGAATTGAAAAAGTTGCAGAAACAATTCCCGCCAATGGCTACCCCTGTCACGCCTACAATGGCACCCATTATAGAGCGCCCCCCTTGTTGCATGGGGTGTCTGAACTGGGGGAAAGGTTTTTGCCATTGTGTTCTTCCTTCGATGTGGCAGGACTCTGGAACACCAATAAAGTCGTGGGAATGGCGGGGAGATTCTGGGACCACAACGACTGAATTGAAGGTGGTACATCATGAATGAAAACAAGTTTTTTGATCTGGGCCTGGTCATCAAGGCCACCGACATCCAAGGTGATGGCCGATTCAGTGGATACGCCTCGACCTTTGGAGGGGAACCGGATTCCTACGGCGATGTCATTGCCCCCGGGGCTTTCCAGGCCAGCCTTGGCAGCAACGGATACGGTGGCAACGGCGTCAAGATGTTGTGGCAGCACGATGCTGATGACCCCATTGGCATGTGGACTGTGCTCAGGGAAGACAGCAAGGGCCTGTACGTGGAAGGCCAGTTGGTCCTCGAAGTCCAGAAGGCCAAGGAAGCCTACGCCCTGCTCAAGGTCGGTGCCGTCAACACGATGTCAATCGGGTTCCGGATCAAGGCATTTTCCGAGGACCGTGACAAGGGTGTCCGCACCCTGGAGGAAATCGAGCTCTACGAAATCAGCCTTGTTACGTTCCCCGCCAACGTGAACGCAACCATAACCAGTGTAAAAACCGCGACCAAGCAGGAAGTCGAAACCGCCATGCGGGATGCCCGGGAGTTTGAAAGCCTTTTGCGCGATGCCAAGGGACTCAGCCGGGAAGCCGCGAAGATGGTGGTCAGCTTCTGCAAAGCGGGGCAGCATAGGGAGCGGGATGCTTCCATCAGTACTCTGGTTTCAGCCATAAAGGCCGAAGCAGACAAACTCAGGGGAAATTGTGGCACCCCGAAAACCTCAAGACAGGAGAACAACAGAAATGAGTGAAATCACCAATGAAGTCCTGCAGCCCGTTCTTGATGAAGTCAAGAAACTGGGTGCAACCAGCAAGGAGAACATCGACGAGCTCCGCAGCAACTACGAGCACCTGAAGTCCGAGATGAAAGCCAATGGGGACAAGGTTGACAGCCTGCTCCAGGCCAAACTGGACCGGCTCGCCACGGACATCAGCGTCCGGCAGGAGCAGATCGACAAAGCCGTACAGGAGGGCAAGGCCAAGGATGCCAGCTTTGAGGCCCGCATGGACGAGCTTGATGTCCTGCTGCAGAAAGCCGGAACCCGTATGGACGGCAGCAACCCCGAAGCCGAGCAGGAGCTCAGGCACTTCGTCCTCAGTTTCGCAACCGGGGAAGAGACCAAGTTCAACAGGCTCCCCAAACGGCTGGAGCAGTTCGCTGCAGCCCTTCCCGAGTACAAGCGTGTATTCGAGAAGTTCATTCGTAATGGTGCTGACGAGCGCCTGCTTTCTGCTGACGAGGTCAAAGCCCTTTCTGTGGGCAGCGAGCCCGACGGTGGGTTCGCAGTCACGCCGTTCATCAGCAGCAAGATCGTGGAGCGGATTTATGAGACCAGCCCTTTGCGTGGCTTGGCCTCCGCTGAATCCATCACCACCGACACCTGGCAGGCCATGGCCGATTACTTCGACACCGCGGACAGCGGCTGGGAAGGTGCTGAGACCGTCGCCGGAGCCGAGACCGCTACCCCGAAAATGGGCAAGATCAGCATCCCGGTCTTCGTCCAGTACGCCCGCCCCACTGCCACCCAGCAGCTTCTCGAAGACGCAGGGTTCAACGTGGAAACCTGGCTCGCCAACAAGGTCGGCAACAAGCTGGCCCGCAACGAAGGCACGGCTTTCATCACTGGGACCGGCGTTGGTAGGCCCCGTGGTATCCTGACCTATGCCAATGGCACCACCTGGGGGCAGGTTGAGCAGATCGCCATGGGGGCTGCCGCTGCTCTCACCGCCGATGGTTTCATCAAGGTCAAGTACGGCCTCAAGGAGTATTATCTGAACCGTGGCACCTGGCTCATGAACCGGGACGCTGTGGCCAAGGCCATGCTCCTCAAGAATGGCGCCGGGGACTACATCTGGAAACCGGGTATGCTTGCCGGCGACCCCAGCTCCACCCTCTTGGGTGCGCCGATCCGCATGGCAACTGATATGCCGGTTGTCGCCGCCAATGCGCTGTCCGTTGCGTATGGTGACTGGGCCGAGGCCTACCAGATCGTGGATCGCCTGGGCATCACCGTGATTCGTGATCCCTACACCAAGAAACCCTTCACGGAGTTCTACTTCCGGAAACGCCTGGGTGGCGACGTCATCAATTTTGAGGCGTTCAAAATCGGCGTGGTTTCCGCTTAACAGGAAAGGAGAAATGAAATGAGAGATTTGTATTCCAGTCTGGGTTTTTTCGAAGCGCTCCCCGCTGATGTCTACGCGGCTACCGCTACCGGCGCCACCGTTGACCTTCGGGGCTACGATGCTGCAACCATCGTCCTGAACATCGCTTCCGTGGGGAGCGCCGGGGCCATGACCAATACCTGGTGGATTCCGGTACTGCAGCACGGCACGGCTTCCGCTGCCGGTGTTGACCAGTGGTCAGCGGTACCTGCCAGCCTCATGTTGCATTCGGTCTACGGGCTGAATGGCAGTAACGTCGACAGCGATGGTCGCTTTGAGTTCATCAGCGATGGTGGCGACGGCACGTACTTCATCGGCTACCGGGGCGACGGGGAACACCGCTACCTCCGACTTTTTATGTCGGTCAGCGGTGCGGCCAGCTCCGCGTGGATGTGCGCCATTGCTGTTCTTGGCAAAAAGAACCTTTGGCCGGTCAACGAGCCCGCATAACCAGAACAGGGGGGAGAAATCCCCCCTATCTTTCCAGGAGGTGTAGCCGATATGGCTGATCAGAACAACAACACCAACATTGCCTTGGAGCAGGGTGGAGACGCGTTCTTTTTTTACCAGGAACGTGTCAGCGCTGAAAGCCTCAAGGCGTTGTTGTACAAGAAAACACAGGTGCAGATTGTCGCCAACTCTGCGGGCCGTCTGTCCACAATCAGTATCCCCGATGTTGGATTTGTCATCTTCTCTCTGGCAACAGCAGCCAGCAACGCCTCGGCGTGGCTTGGTGGTTGTATCGCCGGTGAAGAGAAGGTGTTGTACTTCCGCACAACCGGGGCCGTCGCCTCTGTGTTCATTTCGATGGATGCCAGCGTTACCCTTTGGGGGCCGATTGGCTTGGTATCCCACATCCATGCACACGGCAGCGCTGCCAGTAATCCTGTGATCACTCTCAGGGGAATCGCCGACGACACCTGGGCGGTAGTTGATACCCGTGGGTACGTCGATCTCGCAGCCGGAGCCTAAGGGGGTGGTCAATGCAGTTTGTTGACGTAATTATCAAAGAGACTTGCAGGGGGTCCGAGGATGGCATTGTCGTCAAGACTTTCAGTGCTTCCCCTGATCCGCAGCCGGTCGAAACCAAACTGGCGGGGATTTTTGTTGCACAGAAATGGGCAGTCGTTCCTGTCTCTGGCAAGCCGGGGCCATCGGAAACTAAGGTGGTTACACCGCAGACAAAAACTGTCAGCATTGCATCCAAGGCCGGGGAAACCGGGCCTGAAAAAAACTGAGTAAACGAGGGCAGGGCGCATGACAATCGAAAATAAATCCAGAATACAAATAGCAACGGCTCCGGTGGTAACGCCGATATCAGTATCTGAGTTCAAGCTATTTGCGAGGATAGACCATGATGATGAAGATGCGGCCCTTGCCCTCATGATTGCTGCTGTCACCGATGCCGCCGAAAGGTATCTTGGCAGGGCACTCCTGGAGCAGACAATCTATTACACCCTGGACAACTGGCCGGGCCGGGAAGTCGAACTTCCTTACCCGCCGCTGATGTCTGTCACGGGGATCTACTTGAGAAAATCAGACGGTACATGGGATGCAACAGCCTATGACGCCGCAAACTATTATGTCATCACCGAGGGCATTCCGGGAAGCATTGCGCTCCGCAGCGGGGCCGTGGAACCCATCAACGTTGACGTCGATTATGGCCGCTACCAGATCCGGTACAAAGCCGGGTACGGAGACGAGGCCGATGAAGTGCCGGCAGCGATCCGGCAGGCCCTGCTGATATGGGCGAACAACGCCTATGAGAACCGGGTGGTGACGATCGTGCCCCCGGACGAAGTCCGGTCTTCCCTGTCGCTATACAGGGTGGAGAGGGTCTGATATGCCGCTGAACGTCACCACGATTTCAGACCGGGAGCGCATGAAGACCTTGACCGCAAGGCTCAAGCACCGTGTCGTGATTCAGAAGGCCGAGCAACAGGTGGACACCGGGGACGGCTTCGGGGACTACCCCACGGCGGCCCCGATCAAACGCGGCTATGTGGATCTGAAAACCGTGTGGTGCTTCATCCAGCCAAAGTCAAGCCTCACCGATTTTGTTTCCGCTGTCCGCGGGGAGCAGGAGTTTGACCGCGTGACCCATGAGTTCTGGGTCCGCCGGGAGGCCGTGCGGGGCCTGGGAGCAGCTTTCAGTGCCGCCTACAGCACAGGGTTTGACACCGTGCAGCAGATCAACCCCATCAAGAATGATTTCTTCCTTTTCCTGAAAGAGGGGACAACCACCAAGGGTCGCCGGTTCCAGTGCAAGGAAACCCGGATGGACGAGCGCAACCACGAGTACCTGATGATCCGGTGCAAAGAGGTCGAGGAAGTCGGAACCGGGTGGGCACCATGATTGAAATGAAGATCAGCGAATCCAGCCTCAAGGTGCTTGCCGATTTCCGGCAGTACAGCAATCGGGTTCAGGACGAGCTTGAAAACGAGCTGGACAGCATGGGGCTGGATATTGTCCCAGCCATGGTCAAGAATATGAGGAACACCCCCAAAAAAAGTGAAGCTCGCAAAGATGGTCATCAGGTATCGAAGCCGGGGGCCCCACCCGCATGGGATACAGGGCATCTGAAAAATAATTTTGAAATCAGTCGGATAGGTGGCACCTTGGAAGTGGGCACAAATGTGGTCTACGCCAAGTTCCTCCAAGAAGGGACAAAGAAAATGAAAGCCCGCCCATTTTTGGAATCCGGGTACAACACAATTGATTTTCCGGTGCGTTTTTCCGCAGCAATTCGAAGGGGGTTGAAAAAATGAGAATCGGTAAACTGGTTTTCCGAATGCGGTGGAAGCAGGCCGACCTTCTTTCCAGAGGGAAGCAGGCCTCCTTTGGCAATTTTGTGGCAGCCGCAGGGGAGCTTGCCTTGGCAATGTCGGAACCCCCCACAAGAGAGATGTGCTTCATTATCCCGTTGGGTGCTACTGTGAACAAAGCCACCTCTGACAATAATGGCACCCCTTCCTTTGCGGAACGGTTTGGGGTTGTAGTTTGTCTCAAAGCGGATGTCAAGCAAAACGACAAATATGGTTTTCTGGTATACGACAGGGTGCATTCCATCCGCTCTGAAATTGTCAATGCCTTTCATGGCTGGCAAATGGCTGAAGCCGAAAGCATCATTCAGTACAGCGGGGAAAACCTCGTGGACTACTCCCCCTCCTACCTCTGGTACCAGTATACCTTCGACTTTGTGGCCCGGCTACAGGCTGTACCCATGGCAGAGGGTGTGGTGGAAGGTGATGTCGTGGACTATGGCTTCCAGGACACCCACCCGGAGAGCCCCACCGATCTGGACCGCATCTATAGCCAGTATATACTCAGGCCTGATTTTGAAGGCCGACTTCCGCTGGACCCCACTCAGGATCTGCCACTTCCTGACGGGTTTCCGGATGTCAGCCTTCCGAACATAGCACAATTTTTGGAAAGGGAGGAATCATGAACGAAGCCTTTTTGATTCCAGCTTCCGGCTTGAATGTCCGGAATCCGCAGGACATGGCTATCCTACCGGAGGCGGGAGCGGTGATGCCCCTGACTTCGTACTGGAAACGCCGAATCAAGACCGGGGATGTCGTCGTAGGCAGCCCCAAAAAACAAGAAGTCGTGTACAAAAAATACGAAGAAAAGGAGAAAGTAAATGAGTGACATTTCCTTCAATAATATCCCGACCACCATCAGAACCCCGGGAGTCTATACGGAAATCGACAACAGCCGTGCCTTACAGGGCCTGACTCAGAACCCCCATAAGGTGCTGATCCTCGGGCAGATGACAACTGACGGGACTGCCGCCGTTGAAACTCTGAAACGGGTGACATCGGCAACAGTCGGCGACGGCTACTTCGGGCAGGATTCAATCCTTGGCCGCATGTGCCGCAAGTTCAAGACAGCCAATCCGAATACCGACCTCTACGCTGTTGCCCTCCTGGGCAGCGGCGGCGTCTTGGCCTCGGGGTCGATCAAGTTCAGTATCGCCCTCAGTCATGCCGCCGGGGTTGTCAGCACCAACGGGGAAGTCGTGAACCTGATGGTTGCCGGTATTGCGGTTCCCTTCACTCTGACCTCGGGCTGGAGCCTGGGGCAGGTCAACAGCGCTGCCATTGCCGCCATCAACGCCAACAAGTACATGCCTGTCAGTGCCAGCACCAACGCGGCTTCGGCTCTGATCCTCACCGCCTTGCAGTCCGGAACCCTGGGCAACAGCCTGGACATCCGGCTCAATTATTACGACGGCCAGAGTGCTCCCACCTGTTTCGGAGACAGCGCCACCATCGGTGCCATGGCCGGGGGCAGCATCGACCCGGATATCAGCGACGCCTGGGCGGTTATCGAGAACGAGCAGTTCCATTATGTCGTCAACCCCTATAACGACGCCACGAACTTCGCGGCTCTGGATGACGAACTGGAAACCCGGTTCGGACCGCTTGCCGACAAGCAGGGCCTGGGCATCATGGCCAAGAATGATACCGTGGCCAACCTCGGAACCTATGGCGGGGCCAAGAACAGCCCATTCATTACGGTCATGGGGTACTACCTGTCGCCGACACCGCAGGAAGAATGGGCTGCCATCACCGCCGCCATTCTGTCCTTCAATTTGAACGTCGATCCGGCCCGCCCGCTGCATACCCTGTCCCTGAAAGGTGTGCTGCCGCCGACCACCACCGACATCTTCACCCGTACCGAACGGGATCTGCTGCTCTACGATGGCATCAGCACCTTCTTGGTCAATCCCTCGGGTGACGCCATGATCGAGCGCATGATCACCACCTACCAGAGCAACGCCTTGGGAGCCGCTGACCCGTCGTACCTGAACGTGAACACCATGGCAACGCTGTCGGAAATCCGGTACCAGTACAATGTCCGGATGAGCAACAGGTTCTTGGTGCCGAGGTTCAAGCTGGCCGACGATACCTACCCGGTACAGCCGGGACAGATGATTGCCACGCCGAAGACCGTGAAGCAGGAAATCATTGCCCTGTTCACCGAACTCCGGGACGCCGGACTGATTGAGAACCTTGAGGACTTCATCGACAATCTGATCGTGCAGCGCAACAGCACGGATAAAGATCGGGTGGACGTGTTGCTGCCTCCAGATCTCATCAACCAATTCCGCATCCTCGCAACCAAAATCCAGTTCATTCTCTAAGGAAAGGAGACCACAATGCAGAGAATCACAGGCAGAATCGAAGTCCTTTTGAACGGTACTCCCCTCCTGAACAAAGAGGGGGCCACGGCTTCCGGCATTGGCATCAGCGGGGAGCCCGGCTTCGAGCTGGAACCCGTCATGGGGGACACCGGGCTTCACGGCTACAGTGAGAAACCCATGATTGCCAAGTGTGAGGTCAGTGTCACAGACAGGGAAGACATCAGCCTCGACACCATTGCCAGAGTCAAGGGCAACGGCACCGTCATTTTCAGAACCGCCGGGGGTGGCAAAATCTACACACTCAACGGCGCAACCTGTCACCGCAACTTCAATGTGAAGGGTGGCGAGGGTGAGACCCCACTGGTGTTCAGCGGCCCGTACTGGGTCGAGAGCACGGGCTAAAACAGAATGGAGACCAAGACAATGAGTGCGGAGAAAATTGTGTTGCAAAATCCGATTGAGATCGAGACCAAGGAGGGCAAGGCGACAATCACCGAGGTGGTTGTGAGCAAGCTCAAGGCAAAGCACCTGAAGGTCATTCCGGCGACGATGCTTGAAGGCAAGCCCACGAACCCCGCGAAATTGTTCCCCTTGCTTTCCGCGCTCACCGGGCTGTCGGTAGAGTCCATCG